TTTTTGATGATGATAACGCCGTTGGGGTCAAGCAGCTTGCCGTCACAGATGTGCAGCACCTTGGTCTTGACGGTGTTGTCGTCGTGGTCAGTCCACTTGACGGTGCTGAAAGAACCGTTGCTGTTTTCGGCGTAGTCGGTCGGGTTGAAGAACACGGCGACAACATCGCCGGTGGCGGCATCGTCATAGCTGGGAATGACGTCATCTTCCACGGTGTCAACGGTCTTGCCGCAGAAACGGTAGTTTTCCTCGCCGTCGATGCCGTAGTTGACGCGGCCGATGGGCTGACCGTTGGCGTCAACCATGCCGTCAATGTAGCCATCGAACGTACCCTGCGCCATGACGAACTCGCCCTTGCGGTATGCCTTGGGGATTTTCGCCATGACTTTCTTTTTCCATGCGGAATAAGAGGTGAAATCGTCCGGGGTCAGCGTAACAACATTCTTGGCGGGCACGCGGGTGTCCTTGGTAATGCCGAGGAACTGCCCGCTGCCGGTGCCGGAAATGATCGCCTTTTCCTTTGCGGCGACGATAGCCTCGACCGCCAGCTGCGTGAACATCTGCTGGAACTCCTCAAAAGTCACAACAGCCGCAAGCAGGGTCTGCGCGATTTTGCACTCCAAACCGTAGTAGCTGAAAGAAACCTTGGTTTTAGCCTCCAGCTTCTGATCGTCGCTGGACTTGCTCTCACCAATCCAGCTTGCGGTGGGTTTCAGCGTCAGAATCGGGAACTCGATACCCCCCTGCACGTTCAGCTTGCGAATCTTGGCGTACAGTTCGCCATAAGACTTCATCTGTTTGATGATCTCGCGGGCAATCGTGGTGGGGATAACCGCGCCTGCGTCGGTGGTGGTCGTGGTAGCGGCGGCGTTCAGCATCGGAGCAACGCTGGCGCGCAGATCGGCGGAAATCTCGGTGCCGTGGCAGACATACGCCATGAACGCATTGCGGTATTCGGCGGTTTCGCTGGGGTCGGTCGGGGTGCCCTGCGGCACGGCGGCGAAATTCACAATCTGCGTCACGGCGTTGGTCTGGGCGGGGGTCACGTCGGCGGGGGTAAAGCTGCGGGCGCTGTTCTGCAACGCGGCAAAATCCGCGCGCGCCTGCGCCTCGGCTTCCCACTGGTTATCCAACGCCCTGACCTGATCGCGGCAGCTGTTGGCGGTGGCCGTGTCGCCCGCGTCGATAGCGGCGCGCATATCGTTCATCAGTTTGGTGCGCTGGGTGTTATACTGTTCTCTCGTCATTTTAGTTACTCCTTTTTGAGAAGATTCTGATAGTCGGTTTCCGCCTGCGCAAGTTCGGCGTTTTTATCTGCGCGGAACACGGCAAGCGTCTTTTGGATAACACTGTCGGGCAGCAGTTCGGCACCCAGACCGGCAACGAGGTCGCCGCCCATGATCTCATCAACCAGCCCCAATTCAACGGCGCGCTGGGCAGTAATCCACGTTTCCGCGTCCATCATTGCGCGGATTTCGTCGCGGGTCTTGCCGGACTTGCGCATATAGGCGTTGGCGAGGGAATCGTTGGCGGTTTCCAGCACGTCTCCGGCGTGGTGCATGGCGCGGTAATCGCCCTCGGCTGTGCTGGCGACGTTGTGAATCATCAGCTGCCCAACCGGGGAAATAGCGCTGTGCCCAGCCATGGCAATGATGCTGGCGGCACTGGCGGCAAAGATGATCTTGATATTCACACCGCCGCCGTACTCCGACAGCAGGGTATAAATTTCGTTGCCGGCCCGCACATAACCGCCGCCGGAATTGATGTACACCTCCAGCGGCTGACCGTTGGCGGCGTCCAGTGCGTCCGAAACGTCCTTGGCGGACGTGGATTCAATGCCGAAATAGTCATAGACGTGTTTGTAGTCGTTGGGTACGATCGTGCCCTTGATGTTCAGTTTCATTCGTTTTCACCTCCCGCTTTTGTGTATTTGACAGGCTGTGTATCAAGGCGGCGGATAGGCTCATCACCGCCCGCAACAGGGGCAAGACCGAGAACGGCGCGCCACTCGTTGGGCAGCATCGCGCCACGGTCAACCATAGCCTGCAATGCAAGTTTGGTACTCATGCTGGCATACTGGAGGTTGCTGCTTTCCAGATACAGCCGATTGCCGAAAGCCCGCTGCCGCCGATTCCACAGCTTGCGGGTGTGTTCGGTAGCAAATTGCAGCAGGTCGGGTTCGACCTGTGCCTCGTAATAACTGATCCACTCATTCTCCGAAAAGGAACTTTTCACGATCTTTTCGTTGGTGTTGAAAAAGCTATACAGGCGGGTTATGTTGTTTTGGCTTTGCAGGGCGTTGGGCACATAGTCGTGCGGTTCCAGCTGGATTGCATCGGCTTTGACGTCCGTACCGGCAACACCCTTGCTGTTGTTGGCATCAAGGAACGCATCGGCAAAAATGTCGGTCTGTTTCTTGATGTCCTCCGGGCGCATACCGCTGGAGGTAAATTTCAGCAACCAACGAATGACCGCGCTGTTCCGCACGGCATTGACAATGCCCCGGTCGGTGGTGCCGATGACTTCCATAATATCCCGCAAGGCTGCACCGGGCGGCGTTCCGAAAACGTCATTTTCGTTGTAGTCGTTGCGCAGATGGATTATGTCGGTATAGGCGAACGTCCATGTGCTGCCGTTCGGCAGCCAGAATTGCAGCAGCAGTTCACCGGCCTTGTTGTACAGGGCCTGCACGCTATCCGCTACCAAAGGGAAAAGGGCAACAGGGTAGCCGTTTTCATCACGCTGGATTACGGCAAACGCATTGTTGTTCAAGATCAGCTGCGTTTCCATTTTCTCTGCGTACATCTGCCATGTCATGTACTGGTTCGGTTCGTCCAGCAATGCCCGAATGTATGCGTCGGGGTTTGTCTGGGTGGTGGTCTTGCCGTCCGGGGTGGTAGTGGTGCGGATATGGCGCGGGGTTGCTTTGCCCACGGCTTTGACCTTGGGGCGAATACAGGCGCGCACAATGTCGCTTTTGTACAGGTTCCCATCGTAGGAATACAGACCGTTGCCCGCCTCCGTAACCATTTTCACTTGTGTGCTGGTGGGGCTGCGGGCAACCGCAGCGCGTAACCGCTGAAAGAATCCCATGGGGTAAGCCTCCTATAACATACTTTTGTAATCGTCTTGGCAATCCTGAAACACCACAAAGGCGTCAAGCAGGGCGGCCAAACCGTCAATGCGCTTTCGCGCCTTGCTGGTTTTGTTGGGCTTGATATTGCCGTTTTTATCTTCCACAATGCCGGTGTTGGCAAGGCACCATTTCAGCACAGGGTTGTTGTTGTAGACGATAAGTTTACTATCAAAATCAGCGCCTAATTGTTTCATAGGCAGCGACAATACTTTCATTGTCTGCTGTACCGGCGTGAACACGCCTTTTCCGAAAGTTTCTTGCATTTCATCGACCCAATAGCTTGCGCTCCACGCATCGTACCCGCCCCGGTAGATATAGCAGTCAAGATCATTCTGCACTTCAAGAAACCAGTCCGTGACATCTTTTTGCCGAACTTTGTTGCCCTCGCAGGTGCGCAGATAACCTTGATCTTTCCACAGGTCATAGGGTATGCGATCTTCCCGCACACGGCGTTCCAACAATTCTTCCGGCAGCCAGAACATTGCCATGACGTAGATGTGCGGGTCGTTGGGGAGCATGAAAAGGACAACGGCGGCGGTAAGATCAGTCGTGCTGGAAAAGTCCGCACCGCCGATGCCGTACCGGGGGTGCAGGGCGTGGACGTCGAAAAGCGCGGTGTTGTTCAGCTGTTCAAACGTCAGCCATGCCTCGCCGATGGTTTCAGGAATGTTGAAATCCTTGCAAAGCAGGTTCTTTACCAACTTTGGATTTGCAACCGCCTTTTGGACTTTGGCGCGCAGCTGTTCAAGGGATTTAATTGTGCCGAGACCGGGGTTTGCTTTTGCCCAGCAATGCTCGTCCGTCCATTCCTTGCGGGAATCAAGTTCATAGATGACCGGCAGGAAGTGTTCGTTTTTGTAGCCGTTTTCGTCATAATATCCATTTATGACATTCTCGGCTTCTTGGTACAGATCATCGTACAGACCCTCGCGCACCGTGCCTGCCGTGGTGGTTTCAAAGATCATGGGCTGTTCGCGGGCGGTCACGCCGTCAACAATAACGTCGTACAGCGCGCGCATCGGCGGTGCCCATGCGTGGATTTCGTCCAACAATCCGCCGTGGACGTTCAAGCCGTCCTGCGTGTCGCTGTCGTGTCCCAAGGGCTTGTACACACTGTCGTTGTACTCGCTCACCATTTCGGCAACCAGCGGTTTGATCTTTCCGTTGGGGGTCTTGCGCGTCCAGTGCAACACAGGCGATTTGCAAACCATGCGCCGGGCTTCCTGCCAAATTATCTTTGCCTGATCTTTTTTGGTGGCAACGGCGTAGATTTCTGCGCCGGGTTCACCGTCCGCAACCATCAGATATAGACCGATCGCGGCGGACAATGTAGACTTACCGTTTTTTCGGGCAACCACCAACAGGACTTCCCGGTATTTCCGGGTGCCGTCTATCGCATGGACGAAACCGAACATTGCGGCAACGAGGGCTTTCTGCCACAGTTCCAGAATGAACGGCTTGCCGCCCGCCTTGCCTTTGCTGTGGCGGCAGAAATTTTCTATAAATTCAATCGCGTGGTTGGCGCGCTTGGCTTTATAGACATACTCACCACAGCCGTTTACAACGTCCTGTGCCAGTTTGCGGTATACGGTTGCAACTTTCTTGCTTACAGTGACCTGTCCGTTTTCAATGGCGGCGTAGTATTCAAGGATAGGGTTGTAAGTAAGCGGGTAGCGAATCAATCCGCGTCACGTCCGGCAACAAAATCATCAAACTGATCTCCGGCATCACTTGTGGGCGGCGGGGTCGTCGCCTTGGGCAGCAGATCAGTCAGCTTAGACAACAGCGTGGCATAGTTCTTGATCGTGGTGTTGTAGCTTTTCAGCGCGGGATTTTCCCGCAACATGGATTGTTCACCCTGCACGAACCATTCCAGCGGGCCGATTTCATCAGCCTTGCTTTTCAAGGTGTCCATCATTTTAGACATCCAGACCAGTTCCGAAACGATGTTTGCCGCCAGTTTCCGGCGTTCGTCCGGCACAGCATCAATCAGGGTTTGCAGTTCCTTTTCAGACAGCACCCTGGCCGACGCCTTTTTGTTGGTCTTTTTTGTTGTCCCGGTTTTCTTTGTCGCCGCCATAGCGTCCCCCTGTGCCAAAAAAGAAAGAGGCCGCAAGCCATCGACATACGCGATAGCTTACGGCCCCACTTGGCCCTCAGTACAGCCCACTTGCTGTACCGCACTGCTTTTCACTTTTCGCCGCACTTCCAAAACGATGATTTCACCGTTTTTTCGGCGCTTGATTTCGGCGGTGTTGCCCCGGTCAAGGATTGACCGCACCGCCCGGATTACTTCGTCCGGCAAGTTTTTTCACCTCCCGTCAGATGCCAGCGAACCCGGCGCAAATCTTCATTTTTACTTGATACCCCCCCGGTCATACGAAAATAACCTGTGTGTTCTTTGTACCTCACTCCCTCGGTTCTATGTCAGACCGGGTTATGGTACTTATAGGGGGGAGTACCGCCGCTGCCGCTGTTGCTTGCGTCCAGCGGTTGCGGCTGGCCTTGTTCATCAAAATAATATAGATTGCCGCCGTCGTTCTCGATCTTGTTGTGGCAGTCGTGGCAAACGTATAGAAAGTTTGCCGGATTCAATGCCACGTCAGGGTCGTCAATGTTCTGTGGCGTCAGCCATACTTTGTGATGCACAATGTAGCCGGGTTCGTCGCGGCACATCTGGCACAGCCCGCCATCAATCCGCATACGATCAGCGATAAACGCCGCGCGGCATTTCCGCCAGCGGGTTGACTTGTAGAATGCTTTTGCAAAACTCTGTGCCATGTGTCACCATTCGGGAAGTGTGTTCATGCTGAACACGGTTGATTGGAAACCCGCCGGGGAATGTGTGATACACAAACCAGCGGGCAGGTACATTGCGGAATCGAACCGCCGCGCAGTGCGCTTGACCTACTCTGTACCACAATATCCCGGATTGCCCGCCGGGTCGGGTGTCGTCACTCTTAGGAGGAAGAAAAGCCGTCAGTGTTCCCACCTGACAAATTCACTATAACACACTTGAAATCCGTTATCAGGTCAACATTATGAACAAACTGTAAATTTTAGGCTTTAGGGCTTGCATCTGAAATCAAGTGCGATTCGCGGGCAAGCACATAGCAGTATTCACGTTTGTACCGCTTGAATGTGCTTTCGCTTACGCTTAGATCAAACTGCCGTAGCAGGGTGGCGGCGCTGGGTCTGCGCGGGTGGCGAATGTTCACCTTTACGGCAGCAACCAGCCGCCGCGCCTCTTGCTGTTGTTCCGCCGGGTATTTGTCGAATAGGGTTTGTTCAGCGGCGCACAGGGCGGAAAGATATGGCTCTGTTGTGGCGCTCTGTACCAGTCCTGCGCAGACCTTGACGATTCCGGGTGGCAAGGTGTAGTTGTTCATGGTTCAGCCTCCGGCGGTGGCGGTGGTATCGGTCGCCAGTGGGTGACGTTCCGCAAGGTGCGGTGATCGTCCGTCAGCCATTCGTCCATCAAAGGGCGGTGATACCCAACTGTAACGCCCAGCGCTTTGCAATACACTTCAACGTCCGTGTTCGGCGGCGGCGGTTCGGTCTTGGCGTTCTTCCAGCCGCCGTGCAAAGAGGTGGAGGCGCTTTTTACTTTCCAAACAGCTTTTATAGCTTCCATTGTGCGCCGCCCCTCTGGGCTGCTGGAATTGAACGGAATATGCGCCATGATACACGCCCCGCGAATCGCGTTCAGTGCATCGCCCCGGTAGATAAGGTCGCTTTCTTTGCCGTAGCACGAAAGCTCCATTTTTTTCAGCAGTTTTTCTAAAGGGTCATTCATCTTGATAGCCCTCCTGCCAACACTTTCTCAAAATAGAATTTGATCGCTTTCGGATTTTCCAGCACATTGCCGTAAGCGATGCCGATCTTGTAAATGTAGTTCTCTTGCAGTTTTCGCGGAATCTCTGCAATGTATCGTCTGAATGTTTCAAGGTCGTGGGCGCGTTTGTAATGGTTGCACATACGGCAGGACGGCATAAGGTTTTCAATGTCGTCCGTGCCGGAATCCTCTGGGTTCC